TCGATTGGCTCCTCTTCCATGCCCAACTGCTCAAGTCCTTGAGGGGCCGCATAGAGGGCTTTGCCCATATTGTTTGTTGCCATCATCTATCCTTCAAAATTAGTAGTACGCCGCTTTTTTGCGGTGCTTGTACAAGAAGTCATCTTCTGGCTCATCAGTATCTAGACGAATGAACCCGCCCTGTCTGAATCTCAATAGTGCAAGCGTTGTCGAGTCTACCAAGTCATCATTGACGCCACTGGGGAAATCATTGCACTCCTCTATGACATCCTTGGCCCATCTGCGATCGGGCGCATACACGACGCCGCCCTGGAACAAGCTCGACACAGCATTCACACGGGCAATCTTATCCTGCCCTTTACCGGGAGTAAACTCCCCGACAGGTATGCCCATCCTGCGCATTTCCTGATACAAAACGGACCCGCTGGACTTCTTCTCGACCATGAACGCATCCGGCTCCCACTGCTTGTACTCTTCTAGCACCAACGCTTTTAGGTCAGGGTACTCGAGACGTTTCTTGATTGCATTTAAGAGAATGATCGCGTAATTGTTCGTCTCCTCATTGAAGAACACACCCCACGTCGTAAGCGCGTTGTAGTCAGACCTGTTATTGGCTTCCTGCGCAGCGTCCAGACTCATGATGGTGAACTCGCACTGAGGAGGAATCTCGTTCTCCCATATCTTCCACCACTCACGCTTAATAAGTGCCCCCTCCTCGGAGACGGGGTTCTGCATGTATTGGGCATTCCAATACCGAACGTCCATGCCGGCCTTCTTAGCCAGCAGCTCCTCAACCGGCCAAAAGTCGGGCCACAGCGCCTCGCCGTCATCCTTAATTGCTGGGAAGTCCACAACCTCCCACTGGTCAACGCCATCTTCCTTGTTCATCTGGCTGATGATCTGGCCAGTCAGGTCGAGCTTTGACCACCGGGTCATCACAATAATAATTGCACCGCCCGGCATAAGGCGCTGGAGAGGGCCAGACTGAAACCATTCCCAAGCAGGAATGAATACATCGGGTCTTCCAGTTTTAGCTTCTTGTTCGCTATGAGGATCATCAATAATGAAAAGATCAGCACCGCGCCCAGCAAGAGCGCCACCCACACCAATTGCAAAGTACTCTCCTTGGAAGTTAGTGCCCCACCTTGAGGCAGACTTACTGTCAGCTTGCAGCTCCACCTGCGGAAAGATGTCCTTATATGTATCCATTCCCACCAGATTTCGCACGCGCCGGCCGAAGTTCACTGCCAAATCTGCGGTGTGTGAGGCCATGATGACCTTCTTTTGGGGGTGTTTGCCCAAGAACCAGGCAGGTGCAAGGTAGGAAATTAGCTCAGACTTACCATGTCGTGGAGCAATGTTCACAATTACCCGCTTTTTCTTGCCATTTGCAATATCTTCGAAGATTTGCGCTAGTTTTAAGTGATGCGGACCCACTTTATAGCCTGGGTAGACGTGTTTTACGAAGTCGAGGAAGCTCTCTTTGCTCAAATCTTGGGTAATTTGGGCGTCGTACTTCTTTAAAAGCTCAAGAGTACGCCTTTTTTGCTTGTCAGGCATCGTTGGAAGAGCCTGTCGCAGAGTAAATAGCTGTTCAGGCGTCAGTTTTGGGCTCATGCTTCACGATTTCTCGAGCTTCAACGTCAATTACTTTGATTTCTAGGCTGGTGAGCGTCTCCAGTAGCTCATTTTCAACTTCTTCGGCAGTCATATGCTTGTGCGTGACCTCGCTGCGCTTCTTAAACGCATCAACACCATCAATTTCACCCAGTTTTGATAGTGCTGCCACCCGTGTCTTGGCATCTTTTGCGTTCTCGACTTCCATCACAAGCTTGTTGACCACATACATCTTGAGGTCCGCCAACTCATCGACGATCGACACGTTCATCTGAGCGACCATACCTGCCAGCATGGCAAGAGTTTCGTTGGGGTACTTGGCAAAGTCGGGTCGTGAGCCAGGGTTGTTAATCATCTCCCGAGCAAGCTCCTTGGCTTGATCCGCATTGTCCTGTGTGGGCACAAGTGGGTTGCCTGTTAAGTCAGACATTAACTTCACCACGTTGGCCCTCATGGTGAGTTCTTCCGCAGGCGACAGATCAGGGAACGCATCAGTGGCGTTCTTTGGCAGAGGAACGTTCTCCTCTATGTGCGGCATTATCGAGTCTGACATGTCGGGCGGGTGGCTCCGTAGATTGGGTGTTGGGGCCAAGGAGTAAGAGACCCCAGTTTTTATCGTATGTGCCACTCTCTTCTCACACATACTTCCTGTGAACTAACTTAGCGCGCCCAACAAACCAAATGTATCATAAAAATTTATTTATGCAAGGGGGAGGTTAGGAATCCTACCGGGGGGTTGTTGTAGTTTTATTAGCCACTACAGGCTGTGTAATTCGAGGTGGGGTGGGGTGTCTAAAAAGTCTAAGGATGTACATTGCTGTGTAATTTGGACAGGGGGTGGGTACTCTAGATCAGTATCTTAATAGCTGTGTAATTGGGAGGACTGAGTTAATCTACTCACACTTCGCATTTTCGGATACGCGGCCGTGTGTAATTGGGGAGAATGTTGAGTGTTGACAAGGGGTTAGGTGTGTCTGAAATCAACTTTGTGTGGGGTTACCGGGGGGAGTTAACTTGACATATTATTTGGTAGAGTTTTTGAAAAATTTGTGGTGGTTTGTGTAATTCCTGGGGTATGGGGTATGAGGGGGGACCCAATTGGCATCTTGGGGGGTGGGGGGCCGGCCCCTGGCCGGTAAATAGCGTGTTTCCCCCTACCAAACTTGACCTATTCAACAACAAAGGGTAATCTGTATTCATCAGGCAAGCAATTCGGCCCCTGATGTTTCAACCGATCTTTATAAGGAATACAGATCATGGCAAACAAAGCCACCCTGGCATTCGCTGACGCCATCAAGTCAGCAAACGGCGACATGGATCGCATTCGCAACAACAAAGCGGCGCTGATGTCGAACCGCAAACTGTTGGGCAAGGTCGCACGCATGTTATCCAAAGACCTTGACGACCGCGACCACATGTGGATGTCATCCACCTATGACAACAAACCGTATATCGGTGTGACGCTCTACAATTTAGAGTCCTTCAAGTGCTTGAAGCTTGAATCCCTGCTAGCAACGCTCATCAGTTTGGGCGACACAAAAGCCACCAAAGACTGGCCCAGTAATCTGAACCGGGACTTTGAATTCAACCTTGGGTTCTTTGATGTGCATGTCAGTGCTTATGTGCGGGATGACAGCCCCACATGCAAACGGGTTGTAGTCGGTACTGAGATGCGACAGGTAGAGACATACAAGATAGTGTGTGAGTGATTCAAGCCCTGCCAGGCTCGCCCTGGCAGGGCTTTTTTGTAGCCTGTTGATACCAGTTATGTTTGGTCGCGCGCACCTAGCGTGTGTGGCACAAGCGCGTTAGTTAGTGACCTAGCCATGACTGACCCGCAAAACAGGCGGTTTCCCCCCATCAAACTTGACTTATTCAAGCTGACCCGCTAACATGGATTTATCAGTTAAGAATTCTCTTGCTGATACTTTGTTCAATCGACAATTCTAGGAGAATGCAATGTCGAAAAAAACCGCGATCGCATCCGCGATCATTTCCCCCACCGCCGATCAACCCATCACATCATTGACCGATTTAGGTTATCGTCAATCCGGCACCCGCGATACACTGCAAAAACAGGCGCGTTACGCTATCGGTAACATTGTCGGCTTTCCTGATAGCATTGATGACGAATCCAAGGCTTTGCTTTATCAAGGTTATAAGATGCGGTTCAATGAAAACTATCCGCCCGTGATGTTCGCGATTGTGGGCGGTAATTATCTGGTTTTTGATTCTCTCGCGCCAGATGCCCAAGACAAGGCCAAGGAAAAGGTCTTGATCGGTGTTGATGTTGTCTATTCATACACTCAACAGGAATTCGGGAAACTATCCACAACAGACCCTGCAAAATATGCAGTTATCAAATCTATCCGTGAAAAGTGCAATACCTATATGTCCGGATGCCTTGGGGATTTAAAGGGCGCGGCACGAAAAGTAATCAAGGCTGATAACCCTGATTCATCAAAACGCGCACCGAATAAAGACTTTTCAACCAAGGTTGATGATGTGTTGCAGGGTCTTTTGGACAATGTGAAGATAGCGATTAAACGTGGTGACGCAACCGCCGATAAAGAGCGATTAATCAAGGCAATAGCGGCATTCAAAGCCGCTTGGGTTAAGTAAGTATTAACCATGACCCCGCTAGGTGCAAGCCTAGTGGGGTTTTTTTGCGCCCAGTTGAGACCAGTTATATTTCCTCGCGCGCGTGATGAGCGTGACATGGCTAAATAGTGTCCTAGCCCAAGCTGGGTCGAAAAATAGCGGTTTCCCCTCCCCAAAGTTGACATATTGAACCGCATCAGTTAATATGGTTTTACCTGATCGGGATGGCTGATCAGGATAAACCTTTTGATTAGGATATCAAAATGAAAAACCTGGAAGAACTGGGCTTTGCCCAAGCTGGTGCTGGTGATGCTCTGACCTCTCATGCACAAACCGCAATTGCCACCATTGTGGGTTTCCCTGATGAAGTGCCCGAAGAAGCACGGTCAGCCCTTTATGTGGGGTATCGCAAACGCTGGGATATGAATCACCCAGCAAAGCTGTATGCCATGATAGACGGCAATTATGTTTTAGCCACGGCTGACATGGAGAAAAACAAGAAGATCGAAAAAGTGGAAATCGGCATGATGCAAATCTTTGGGTACAGTCAGCAAGAGTTCGGGAAGCTGTCCACAACCCAGCCCGCACTGTACGGCGTGATGAAACCCATCAGGGGTCAGATCACAGATTACTGCTCGGGATGCTTGTCTGACCTCAAGGGCAAAGCCAGAAAGATTATCAAGAAAGATAATCCTACCCCACGGGCTCCTAATCTTGATTTTGCTGAGTGGCTGATGGATAAAGAGAAGGGCATCATCCCAGCGATGCAAGAGAAGTGCAAGACAGCGAAAAAGAGGGGAGACGCCACGGCTGATGAAGCCAGACTGAGAGAAGCGATTGCCGCTTTTCTAGCTAAGTGGAAACCCTAAGCTAGACTGAAACCCACATGGTTCACGCCATGTGGGTTTTTTTGCGCCTAGTTGAGACCAGTTATATTTCCTCGTGCGCGTAGTGAGCGTGTTGCATGGCACGCAAGACTATTAATTAGTGACCCAGTGATACCTGGCCTGCTAATCAATTTCTTGTCCATCAGTTCTGAGAAACTTTGGCGATACGTCTAAAAACAGCGAAGTTATTTTCTGAGAAACTTAGGCGACACATTTTGCCTATTATTTAAGCAGTGTTCTAAAAAACAGTAGAACAAAACGCACCTCGTAGAACAGAAAATGCCTCGTAA